TACCATTGACTGTGGATTCATACCTAGTGTTGTATCATAGTACATAGTATACCATCCATTTTGGTCGTAGTGTGCTTCTAAATCTTGATAACAAGTTTTATTTTGTACTATAAATCCTTCGATTCTTAACTGTATGATTCTATACAGTTCTTGTATTGTTAACTCGTGCCACTCTTTACTAACGCATATCAAACTCATATTTTCTTCCTTCCATAACTTTAATGTTAGAGTTCTTAGCCTGTCTTAGTGCTGAACTCCATTCGTTGCATTTCGGACATTGTCCGCATTGTTTATAATTGTTTTCTTCTTTTACAGGACGTATACAAGTCCATGTATTCTTTACAAGGTCTGGGTGTTTTCTCATCATTATTGATATGATTTCTGACTTTGTTAAATACTCCATAGGAAATAGTGCGTGAGGGACTTTCAAAAAGTGTCTCCAGTCTAGTCCGTGCATATCCCATTGATTACTCCATCTTGCAGCCACTAACTTTTGTATATATCGTACTTGTATTCTTTGTTGCAAACTATCTTCTGAATTGCCTCCTAAAATAAAATACTTAAATCTAAGACTAGGATTTCCTAGAATTAATTTTATTGGGTTGTGTATTATATAATCGCTAGGGGGTACACTTTCATTCTCCATAGGCACATCATTATAACTAATAAAAAATTCTAAGTCAAAATACTTTGCAATATATTCACTTGCTCTAGTCATTCCTTTTTGTGCAGGAGACTTTCTATCTAAAACTTCTGTAAATAGAACAGGTTTATAACCTTGCCCAACTGCCCAAGCAACAGCAGCTGCAGTTTCAATACCGCCACCGCATGGTATAATGCTATCAATATCCGAGTTCTTCAAAGTCTCTTTCATAATAATCTCTAACTAACATACTGTTATGTGCTGTCCAAGGTGTCTTATACTCTTTTTCACTTACATTATGTTTACCTGGTTTTATTCCCAGTCTTTTCCAAATTGTTCCTTCCTCTAACTTGTGTACTTCTACTTCAGGTCTGATATAGCTGTATTGATGTTTAAATAAAATACTTGCATCAAATCCTGGATTTACAATGTGCAAGTGCTGTATGTACTGATGACCTGCATCTAAAGATGCTGACCAGTTTCCTGTATATAAACTTTCAATAGCACGAGGAACCCATTTTACAAATGGAGTATCTATTAATTCTATACTAGATAAATGCTTGTATGCACTAGCAAATCTATGATGAGGATTCCTTACTTGCGTTATCATATCATATTCTCTAAATACAGGATAATATTGGTCTGCATCTGCGTGCATATTATGAAGTACTTGTCTATCTCCTTTTCTTCCTATAGCTCTATCGAATTGTACTTCTAATCCAGTTCTCCAAGTTTTCCCAAAAAAGTTTCTTATATTTCTACTTGTTAAATATTGCGTAGAAACACTTGTCCCACCACATTTAGGAATATGTATAAAACATATCTGTAAGTCTTCAAATACCATATAGTTTCTCGAACTTACCTAAACTGTAGTCATCAGCAACATCAAAGTCACATCCAACTGGAGCTCCTGGTATCATAAGTCCTCTATCTTTTTGTATAACTTCTTTCAGTTTAGCACTATATTCTTCTACTATTTCTTCTTTTACTTCTGCTAAAACTGAATCGTGAACGAGTGCAAATATCTTGGCATCCATGCCTGTAGCAACAATATGTTTCTGCATATCAATTGCACCTAATAAATTAATATCACTAGACACAGATTGAACGAGAGCATTTACACCACTACGAACTTCGTGTGACGCAATACCTTTATCTTTACTAAAGACATTTGGCAATCTTCTCTTTCTTCCGAAGTGAGAATATACATATCCATTTGCTTGAATAAATTTTTGAGTATTGTCTAACCATTCTTTGAGTTTAGGAAAAGCCTCGAAGTAATCATCAATAACTTCTTTCGCTTGAAGTGGTGAAAAGTATTCTCCACTATCCTTCGTGACCTGTTCACTAATCTTTTTCGGGCCTGCTCCATACATAATACCAAAGGTAACGGCTTTTGCCTGTTGTCTTTTGGCAGGATAGAACTCTGCAACTTCTTCTACCTCTCCTGGTAGTCTGAATACTTGTTTAGCAATCGTACTGTGGAAATTACCACCTGACTTAAATACATTCTGTAGTCCTCTATCCTTTGCGAGTATCGCAGCACAATAAACTTCTGCTGTTGTTAAGTCCATTGCAACTATCTTGTATCCTTCTTTTGCTTTGATACAACCTTTTACAGTCGGATTGTCTCTTGGAAGTTGTTGCATATTTAGTTTACCACTAGATGATAGCCTTCCGCTTGTAGTTCCGTGTAGGTTAAAGTTTGTACGAAGCCTTGAATCTCTATCAAGGTTAGGTATAATTTTATCAAGATAGGTAGATTTAATCTTAACTTTCTGTCTTATTTCAAGAATATGTTTAGGTACTTCATGTTCCTCTGCGAGTTGTCCGAGAACTTCCGCATCTGTGCTGTGGGCTCCTGTGCCTGTTTTCTTCCCCGTTGGGGTCAGATTTAAATAGTCAAATAATAACTCTCTAAGTTGTACTGTAGAGTTAGGATTGAAGTCAGAACCTTTAGCTTTCTCGTAAGCTTTTACTTCGGTAAACTTGTATAGTTCTGCAACTGCCTTATTAATATCTTCATTCATTCTCTTTTGTCCAAACTCTAGTCTAGCCTTATCGAAAGGTACACCGTTAGACTCTGCATCTTTAAGGAATCTTACTCCTTCGATGAGTAGATTCTTATACACCCAATATAGTTTGTCGTTACTTCTAAGAGGAGCTTCAAACTTCTCAAACAATAATAAAGTAACTACTGCATCCATTGCTGCATATGTTTTCATTACTTCAAATGGTATCAAGTCATAACTGAAATCTCCTTTGAGTATTCCATGAGTCTTACAATAGCTTTCTCTCCACTGGTCTAGCTCTTGTTCGTAGTCTCCATATGGTGTGTGTTTGATTGCTAACTGTTTAAGTCCATGCTTTCCTGGTTGTTCATCAAACATATAGTGCATTAACATTGTATCTTCAAATCTTGGAAACTTAAAGTTGAAATGGTACTCAAACCATTGTAAATCAAACTTACTATTATGAAATACTATTCTCTTAGTATCAAATATCTTCTGCATAAGAGCTTCAGCTTCTTCATCAATTGCCTCGCAGTCAACGTAAACTCCATGATTAGCTTCATAAGACATAGAGAATCCTAACATATAACCATCTCTACAATATAAAGCAGAAGTCTCACTATCTAGTGCAACATAATCTTTCTTATCTGCTAGTGCTTTATTAAGATAAATCATTAAGTCACTTGTTTCTGTGATTCCATAACATTTATCTTCTCCGAGTCTTTCTTGTTTAAGTTCTCCGCTTATGTATTTCGATATACTCTCGACTGCACGCTCGAACTCTGTCTTTGCTTCTGGTTTGAACTTAATCATTGCAGGATTAATTAAACCTAAAAACTTAGAATCGCAAACTTTTCCATTGAACTCTGTTACTGATGTCTTTTTTGTATACATTTTGAAAGCCTCTGAACCTACAAGAATGAGCCATTCGTACGCATCAGTATCGATTTCTATATCCACATCTTTTTTCAAGACTTTTTTGATACTCGAATTTGAGCATAGAGCATATCGGTCTACCTCAAAATCGAAGTATCTATCCCAGTTGGTAGATGACATCTTTGTCTCTATTATTGCTACTGCCATTGTTTTAATTCCTCTAAAATTGATTGTTTTGCAGCAGGAGTGAAACACTCTGTTGAGCCATTGCCTACTAGTAATTCAGGTTCTGTTGCAAACTCTTTGTTGTTTTTAATAATTTGTTGTTCTATATAGTGGGCATGCCCCCAGCCTATCTTGTCTATTGTTAGTATTGTATCAAACTCATACTCAGGAAATCGTTTCTCTGGAGTCTTGACAGTAATACCTATCTTTATAAATTCGCCAAAATCTAAAAAGTACAATGTTGAATCTTCTTTTCTTGCACAGGCTAAACAACCTATGTCTTTATCTGTCCACGCATGAAAATGATGAGTGAACTCGTGTCCCACAGGGCATACTACTTTTATAATATCTTTAGCATCTGTAGGTTCTTTTAATACTGTCCAAGAGTCATGTATATCTGCTCTTGAATATTCAGTCTGACGATGATTAACCATTCGCTTAGCTTCGGTTTGCATATCGCACTGCTTGTAATTTCTGTAGAAACCTTCTACATCATATAACTTTCTTTGTATCTCAAACCATTCATCTTGTAGTATAGGAGTTTTATCTTCTATGTGTTTTTTCTTATACTCAAATAGTATTGCCTTAGCTAGTGGATGCCATCTCTTTCCACCTTTCTCCCATAGGGACGGCTTGTGAAAAGTTAAATTGTATTTCTGTTTAGCTTTTCTAATTGATACTGGCGTTCTTCCTAATGTGTCTGAGCAGAACTCTACATCCCACTCTTGTTCTTCACAAAAAGTATAATCATACTCAGTCCACAATTCATTTGTAGACCTGTTAGTAGCACAATTTTTATAGTTATTCGCCATATAATTTCTTCTTAAGTCTTTCTATCTGGTCACGATTTAAGTTACCAGGATCTGTATTTAGTGGTAAAGTTACTATCCTTGCTGACATATCTAGCTTCTCAGCTAAACCTTTGGCAGCTTCTGCAGCTCTACTTCCTGCTTCGTCTCCATCAAACATGATGTCAACTCCTTGTACTCCCTGCATTTTTAATAGAGATAGCTTTACCCAATTCACTTGTTGCGTTCCAAAACAGCAAACAGTATTCTTTAGACCTTTATCCCATAAGTTGAGAGCATCGAATATGCCTTCCACTAGAATAACTCTGTTCTGAATTGGTTTTACCTTGGCAGGACAAAAGGGCATTTCTGCCCCGCCAGGATAGATATAGTACTTCGATTGTCCCATACCTGCTTCACTGATTAATCTTCCGATTAAGGCAACAGTTTTTCCTGTGATGTTACGGATTGGAAAGACAATTCTGCCTTCAAACTTAGGAGTGTTCCAAGTAAACGCGTCCCATATCTGTAGAGTTTCCTCTGAGATATTTCTTAGCGGTCCACCTGCCCATCTTATTCTTTCCTTAGGTAATTGAATACCTACTGTTTGAGACTTGACTTTCGTAATTCCTTCACGAATACGATGGAGCCTTACTTCTAAAGGGCTAGAAGGTGCTCCAAAGTATGTAAACAAATTTCCTTTAAAACCACAGGAAAAACAGTTGAATACGCCAGTAACTCTATCCACTCTCATACTTGGATTAGTGTCGTCATGTTCTGGGTTAAGGCATTTAACTTTAGCGTCTTTACCACTAAGTTGATAATGTATTCCTTTTTCCTGTAAAAGTTCTTCTGCTGTCATAATTATATATATTATATCAAATTTTTAACCCCGTGTCAAGGATTATTTTTGTTATGTGACTTATTATTTCCACTTAGCGTCATCTTTGTTATGTTTCCATTTTAGTTTATCTCCAATGCGTTCGAACTCTCTCATATCCATACCACTTGGGTCAACCTCATGCTCGTAGTATCTAGACTTCCAAACTAGTTCTGCCATCTGGAACCAGACTGCTATTGACTTGTCTCTAAAATCTGTGTCTCCCCATAGGTAATATAAAAGCCACCACTCCTGGTCGAAGCGGCAGACTCTTATTTCTTGGTTGTGTATCTCTGGAAGGTCCAATGCGGCTCTCATTCGTTGAGAGCCGGCAATGGGGTACCAGTTGGGCATGCACAGGATGGGAGATTTGACCCCATGCTGCCTCAAGCTGTCTATTAAAGGTTGGTTAGGCGGAACATTTGCTATGTTCTCTTTTACTTTCTCTTGCTCTAACATCCAACCTATTGTTCTTACATACCATGTATGTGGTGGTAACGGTATTAGTTCAGCAGTTTCTCTACTTACTCTGTCGTCTGCCATGAATCTAACTCCTCTCTTAACTCTTGTATTTGTTCTTCGTAGTTGAACCAATTAGTAGCAGAGAAGGTACTTTCCTGCATCATTTCAA